CCGCGACCGGAGAACGGAACACGCATTCCAGGCGACCGCATCCCCGGCGCGTGAGGCTGGGAAAGGAGAACGATGAGTAAGGCGACTGTTGAAGATGCGAGTCTCACCGTGCGACTTGCTCTGATTCAAGAACGTGTTGTGACGGCGAATGCGGACGGCGTATATCTCTACAAAGACAACGTGTTGCTATACGATATTTGGTTCACATGGGCTGAAGTCTGGAATGCCTTGGTGAAAGAGCCGGATCGAATTCGCAATTAACCACCCCACAGGGAGAAATAGTGATGAGTGAAACGCCAAAATTTCAACCGATTATTCTTCGCCACGAATTGGCCCGGAAGGTCATTGCCGTTGCGAAGACTCGTATCGAGGGGGCTTGGGCGGCATACATCGACGCCGTACCGGGCGAGAACCACGACAACGAAGAGGACGTCGTGCTGCGGAATGGGGCCAAACTCTATGAACCAATCGCACGGGCGTTGTTTCCGCGGGAACCGTTCAAGACTCTGCCATACGCGCCATAAGCCAAGCCCCGAAACCGAGAGAGAAGGTAATCATGTCAGACGACAATGCAAGGGGAAAATCGACCGGCGAAAGCCCGCCTGGGCCAATGTATAGGGGCCGGCCAATCAAGGAAATGTCCCTGTTCGAACTGTGTGACGCCATGACGACGTGTGCAGCTGAACTCGCTCAGAACGTGACCGAGGCGCGGAAAGGTGTAGATGCCCTGATTCATCCAACGTCACGTTTCGACGAATCACGGGATATGTACGAAAGCTACACCTACCACGGCGATTCTGTGCCGCTTGACCCCGACGACAATCGGGGCGTGGCAAAGATGAGCGATGGGAGGAGGCTATGACAGCCCTCCTGACCCATTCCCGGCTTGCGTGTTTTCGGGCGTGTCCGCGCAAGCATTACCTACGGTACGAATGTGGATTCTGCCCGATAGAAACGTCCACTGCACTCCGTGTAGGGCAAGCGTTTCACCGCGCACTGGAAGCGCAGTATCAAGGTGCGGACATCGATGGGGCAATGGCCGAGTGCGTGTCTGATCCCCATGACATGGCGATTGTTGCTGCCATGTTCAGCGGACATCAGCAGCGGTGGAAATCCGAACCACTCGAAGCCGTGGCAGTTGAGGTGCCGTTTGAGATCCCGTTACTCAATCCGCGAAGTGGGGCACCTACACCAATCTGGAATCTGGCGGGAGTGATCGACCGGATTGCAAAACTGCCCGATGGCCGATTGGCTCTGATGGAACACAAGACCACGGCACGGGATTTTGCGCCAGGAGCTGACTATTGGGTCCGACTGCACCTAGATGCACAGTTGTCAATCTACATTATCGCGGCACGCAAACTCGGTTACGATGTGCAGACGATCCTCTACGATGTGACTCGCAGGCCCTTGCTACGGCCCTACAAGGCCACTTCAGAGGAAGATCGTAAGTACACCAAGGCCGGAGCGCTCTACGCAAATCAGCATGAAAGTGATGAAATGCCGGAAGAATTCGCGGCGCGTGTCAGTGCAGCTATCGCCGCAGAGCCAGACAAATATTTTGCCCGGATCGAGATCGCCCGGCTGGATCAAGACCTCGACGAGTGTGCATGGGAATTATGGCAGCAACAGATTGCTATTCGTGAAGCCCAACGATCACAACGCTGGTTCAAGAATCCTGAGAGCTGTTTCGGCAACAACGGATCGTGTGAGTACCTGCCTATTTGCTCCGGCAGCGGGTTGAACGGCGATGTTCCGCCGGGATTCATGAAAATTGACGATGTACACCCGGAGTTGATCCGGGCGGCCAGTGCGGGGCAAGCCGCGCAAGATGAAAGGATTGTATGACTCCCACTGCACTACCACCGAAAGCACCACCGCCGTTACGCGCTACCAATGGCAAGGCGGCACCATCACAGGAGAGTGCCCAACCGAAAGATTTCCGCATTGAGGGCGGACGGATCGGCGGGCCGCAACGGATTTTGATCTACGGACCTGGCGGGATCGGAAAGTCGTCTCTGGCAGCACTCGCGCCCAAGCCGGTGTTCCTGGACATCGAGGAGGGCACACGGTTCATGGATGTGCCGCGCGTTCAGGGTTTGGCTACGCTGGCCGATGTTCGCGCCTGTCTACATTCTGATGCTCTAAATGGACATCAGACGGTTGTGATTGATTCTGCCACCAAAGCTGAAGAATGGGCGGTGGCACACACCATTGCAACTGTTCCCCACGAGAAGGGTACTCGCGTTACTTCTGTCGAGGGGTACGGATTCGGCAAGGGCTACCAGCATGTTTACGATACGTTTCTGCTGTTTTTGACCGACCTCGACGCGCAGATCCGTGCTGGCCGTAACGTCATTCTGATTGCACATGACTGTGTGGCGGACGTGCCGAACCCGGTCGGTGAGGACTGGATTCGCTACGAGCCGCACCTGCAATCGCCGAAGTCCGGCAAGTCGTCAATTCGCAACCGCGTGATTCAGTGGGCCGATTACGTGCTCTGGCTTGGGTACGATGTCATTTCCGAGGACGGCAAGGGCAAGGGTGGCGGCACGCGCACAATCTTCACGGTCGAGCGGCCTGACCACATTGCCAAGTCGCGCACGGCCATTGAGTCGATTCCCTTTGAATCGGCAACGGACGGAACGATCTGGAAGCAGATCATGGAAGGGAGTGTATCGTAATGCCAGAATATCAGTCGTTGGACCGTGAGGGTGTTTTCAAGGCCAAACCCCTAAGCTGGAATGTCTACGAGGCCAAGAGCGGCGCGGTAGCTGTCAACATCACTTTTCTGATTACGGCCATGTGGAATGGTGCTGGATGGGACAGTTGGGAAGAATACGCCCCACACACATGCTTGGGAGCATTCTACGTCGTCAAGAAAGACAGCACGGTCAATACCGTTACGGTTAAACAGCTTTCTGAATCGCTCGGTTGGAATGGGGATCTCAAGGCGTTTCTGGATGTGCCGTCGGAGATCGAGGTTCAAATCACGGTCAAGGCCGAAGATTACAACGGAGCCACGTTCTACAAAGCAGGATGGATGAATCCTGGCAACCATGTTCCGAGTTACGAAGCATCCCCGGAGGATGTGGCCAAGTTGAATGTTCGCTTTGGCTCTCTGTTGAGGGCAGCCGCGGCAGCAAAGTAACCATGTGCCTAACCCCGCATGCGCGGGGGAGAGAATCGGGGCGGCGGAAAGGGTGACAATCGACGACACCCATACAAAGGCGGTGCGACTCCGCCGCCGCCGCCCAACTGAGAGGGAGAGATGAACGATAAGCCAACACCCGCCCGCGCATCATTCCGGGACATGAACCCGGAAGCGACGGTGGAAGAATTACGTGTTGCTGACTCAATTTGCGTTGGGATCATGGTTGGCATGTGCCGGGAACTCGGACAACCGATGACGGCCGATGAGGTCCGACTTGTTCCGGGTACTGATAAAACAATCAAGAAAGCCGCTACCATGATCGCCGCTCACCGTGTCCGCGAGAGGCGGGCGGGAATGCTGTACCTGCTCGGAGAGCTACGGGCGAACCTCAATGCGCGTGATTACGGATGCCCGACGCTGACCTACTCGGACATCAAGGTATGGGAAGATTGTCTCACCCGTCACGACGCGGCGGTGTCGAAGAACGGGGGAAATCCCATGTCTGAGCAACAATCGATGAGCGGCGAACGACTTCTGGATATTCGTCAAAAGCTCGCCTGTGTTCTGTTGCACAAGTTTGCCAAGGTCCCCGATGATATGCCGCTCGATGAATCGCATGGGGGATTGGCTACATTGGGTGAGGAACTGATCGCCGAGATCGACCGCCTGCGGGCAGAGAACGCGGAACTGCGGCGACGACTGCCGCCGCTCGCCCCGTGGTCCTCACAGACCCCATGCTATGATCCCCTCGATGGATCGGAGGTAGAACCATGATCGCGTCTAACCCCACCCCGCCCGCCGAGCCGATGGCGAGCGACCGAACTCTTGATATCTGCCGTCGATTGTGGTCCACCTACCACGTCGATGAGATGCTTCACATTCCTCAGGAAACTGGTGTTAGTATTTTGGCCCGTTTCGATTATGAGATTGCCGCCCTCGCTAGGGAACGTGATGCGTTTATAGGGTTGTCGAATGAGATGCACGGCCAAGCAGGAATCATCGCTCGTGATCTGCAAGCCCGCCTTGCCGCGTCCGAGGAGCGGAGCGAGAGACGGCGGAAGTTGCTTGATTGGTGCTGGTCGCGGTTCCATGCTTCAATGAAGTCGTCTAACTTAGAAAACCGTATCGCCGCCGAGATCGGTGACGTGGGACCGGCCAAGGTGGGGCCATGATGATAAGGGAGCGGGGCGAGGCAATGAGAATTGTGCGGTACTGCATTATCTGGCTGTCAACGTTCCTACGATTCGTGTGGCGACAGTGCCCTCATGGAGACGGGTATTCTGGACGATGGACGATGGACGATGCTGCGCGGATTGCAAAGGTGAGCGCGGATTTCAGGGCGGGGGGCGTGGTGTGAGGATACTTGGACTCGATCCCTCGCCGACGGGCGTGGCGTGGGCAATCTATGACACTGAAATCGGACGTGACGACATCACTGTTCGGAACCGAGTAGAATGGGGTGAGTGCAACAACTGGCCGGGAGAGGGAATGCCGGTCTTCTACGATGCCGCCGCCATCGAGTGGCCGGTGATATTCCCTGGCGCTGGCAACGAGGTGCGCGACACGATTGCCACTGCCGGGATTTGGTGGGGGCGGCTCGGGACAGACACACTAAGAATCCCTCGCGCAACCGTTGCCTCGGCGCTCCACGTCAGGGGGGACAAAGCGATCAATCGTGTCATGGCACGACTTTTTCCGGCCCTGGCCGGGCGCGCCCCGGGATTAAATTCTCACACCCGGGCGGCGGCAGCCGTGGCCTACGTCGCGGCGGGTAAAATGAATAGTAACGTCCTCAAGATCGTGGCCGAATGGCTCAAACAACAGCATACAACCGCGCCAAGAACGGGAGATTACCCCGATGGTTAGCGCCACTACCCTTCAAGCAGAAGGTCATGGGACTGTGAGTGAAATAACGATACTATGTCCGCGTTGTAAACAGCGATTGCCACCGGCGGAGTTCTACCGTTACGCCAGCGGAACCGGTGTCCTAAAGTGCAAGCAATGTTCCAGGCTGAATTCCCAAAGGTGGCACGTCGCCCATCTAAAAAGAGCACACTGGTTAAATCGTCGATGGAGAAGGAACCATCCCGATGCCATAAAACGGGCACATCAGAGATGGCGTTCTAAATCAGAGAATCGCATGGCGAGAACGATGTATAGTCAACTTCGGTACCTAGCGATCAGGGATGGATGCCTGTGACGCCCCACGACTTTCCGGCGGACGTGGAATGTAGCACATCATTGGAGGGTCAATGGTTTCCGACCAACTCAGCAAGGCGCTGCGGAAGAGGTTTCGCAGACTAACAGTCGAGCGATTAGATGCCATGTGGGCATGGGTCGTCGCCATGCCCCGTGGCGTTGTTGATCCAAGGACGCTGGAACTCGATGCGTTCTCCGCCGAAGACCTGCTGGTGTGCCTGCACCTCGCACGGGAACTCGACTACCGCAATCGTGAGGAGTCGGCGAAGCTGATACGGGGATTGTCGGCCAAGCGCAAACGATACCTCTATCCAAGGAGTCACGACGATGACCAAGCCTCAGTGGAGAGTGCGCCGGTGCAAACGGTGCGGGTATGTGATCCTGCATCCGAGGCGGTGCCAATCGCTGCACAAGAAATGCCGCAAGTTGAACGACAAAGAACACAATGCCCGGTGGGCCAGGGTGAATCGGAAGGCCACTCAGGGCAGGACAACCAAAGTGGTGGCGCCGATACTGGCCAGTGACATATTGCATTCCCAGTCGCCGGATCGGACGTACCGGCTGATTGACGCCGTGCTCCACGGCAGAGGGATGGTGGGGGTGTGAGGATTTGCAGCCATGCCGATGTACCGATTGGACTGAGAGTGCGATTGATGGTCGATGACGTGATTGTCGGGCAGGAATCGGGGGCGACCGGCACCGTGGTCGAACACTACGGGCCCAACAAGCCGGTCAAAGGTATCGGCCGGCCATTGGAGTTGAAGCGCGTCACGCACGGTTTCCGCGTTCAGTGGGACAGGGCTGACCGGAAGTGCTGGAAGATACACGACTTCAACTTTGTTGAGGGGTGGCTTTTGGAGCCGGTCGGTCAATGACAGACCGCGCCTATGACAGCCGCGTGCCACCCCAGGCGGCAGAGGTTGAGGTCGCCGTGCTGGGGGCGTGTATGCTGGCCCCGGATGCGCTGCCTGTTGTCTTGGGATTGCTGGACGCGGACCATTTCTATGTTCCCAAGCACGGGTTGATCTATGGCGCGATGTACCGGCTGGCGTTTCGCGGCGAGCCAGTGGACATGGCCACGGTCGCCAGTGAGCTGGAGAAGTCCGGGGAGCTGGTCAAGGTGGGCGGGGCCAATTACCTGATCGACGTTGCCAGCTCGGTATTCACGACGGCGAATGTCGAGGCGCATGCCAAGATCGTCGCGGAGAAGGCGGCGCTGCGGAAGGCAATACTCCAAGCCACCAGCCTGATTGAGGCGTGTCACGATCATCCAGGGTCGGTCGGGGATCTCCTGGCGGAGTTTCAGGGACGGTTATCGACGGTCGCCATTGGTCTGACAAGGCAGCGTAACTCATGTACCCTGACCACGTTGATGGGAGGCGTTGTGTCCGAGGCAATCGAGTGGTTGTGGTATCCCTACGTACCGCTGGGCAAGCTCACGATCTTGGAGGGCGATCCAGGTGTGGGCAAAACCTTTGTCGCCCTACAGATAGCGGCGATTGTCAGTCGTGGGTTTGCATTCCCGAATCACAGCGGGCAGCCGGCACAGAAGGCGCTCCCGCCATCGGCAGTCGTGGTGATGAACGCTGAGGACGGGTTGGCCGACACGCTCCGGCCACGGCTCGATGCGGCGCGGGCGGATTGCGCCAAGATCGTGGCCCTCACGGGCATTCGGGAGGGACATGGGCCAACCGCGCACGAGCGGCAGATCACGCTATCCGACATCCCTGAACTGGAAGCGATTGTGGTTGAACATCATCCGGCACTGGTGCTGGTCGATCCATTACAAGCCTACCTTGGGGCTGGCATTGACATGCACCGGGCCAATGAGACGCGTCCAATACTGTCCGGGCTGGCGTCGATGGCCGACAGGCAACGGTGTGCGATCCTGTGTGTTCGGCACCTTGCCAAGTCGCGGGCCGACAAAGCGATGTACCAGGGCTTGGGGTCAATTGACTTCTCCGGGGCTGCCAGGTCCATTATCCGGGCTGGGCATGATCCGAACGACGAGAGTAAGAGGCTGATTGCTCATGTCAAGTGCTCGGTTGCCCCATGCGGGCCGTCTATCGGTTATGAGATTGGCAATGATGGGTTTATGTGGACGGGAGTATCTTCTGTGACGGCGGACGATATGTCGGCACCAAGAGCACGAGCGGACACGGGCGCAGTGGATAAGGCGTCTGACTGGCTTCAAGGGATATTGGGCGATGGGCCAGTCGCGGCTAACGAGGTTCAGGCATTGGCGCGGCGACAAGGCATTGGGGACCGGGCGCTGTCCACGGCTAAGAAGATGCTGACTGTGGAATCGGCCAAGTCCGGCGCTATCTGGACGTGGAAGCTGCCACAGTAGGGGTAGAAGGCCATTTCCTGTCAGTCTGGGGCAAAAAGAAGGCCGGAGGCACCATCCATGCCTCCGGCCGGGATTGGGGGGTGTGGGGGTTATTCCTCGTCTTCTGACGTTTCGCCGTGCATTTCCCGGAGATACTTTTTACAGCAGGACTCACCGTCTTTCAGGTCTTCGGCAAAGCCCTCGTTTCCACATTCCGGGCAGGAGTAAAACGATTCGAGCTTGCCGTTCTCGTCCAGATCACCGTTCATCATCGCCACCTGAAACTCGGAATTGGTGAGGAAGACATACCCGCTGTTGACATTCATCGAAACAGTCACGGCGTCATCCTCAAAGTCGTCGGGTAATCCCCGTGTACGCCACGCCTTCAGAAGTTCCTCGGCCATTGCCCTTTCCCGCGATCCGAAGCGAGACAGGTCCGATGTTACGATTTCACTGCTCATTGCTCCCTCGTTTCCAGCGCGTCTTGCGCCGATTCAAGCTCGGTTAGACGCTTCTCGATTGCTTCCCGGTAAAAGCCGATGGGGTCCGTGCGCCCCGTCTCCCATGCCCAGATCGTCCGGGCTGTTGGTCCCAAGAGTCTGGCGAAGGCGTCCATCGGCATGGGCTTGCCTCTCGCTGTCCGGTGCGATTCACGGTACGATTTGCAACGCTGGCCGATGGTCACGAGACACCTGCCGTTTCCGCGTTGAAATGCCCGACGGCGGTTTGAAATGCCTGGTCAAAGGGTATCTGGGGATGGTACAGGTGCGCGTAGTGCATCAGGTCGGCAAGCAGATCGACCAGGACTACTTCCGGCTTGTCGTACAGATCGCCCCAGATACCGCCCTCTTGATTGAATGAGTAGTTGTGCATGATGTTCTCACCAGCCCTTTGCCGGTCGATGGGCGTCAGTTCCTTTTCGTCGGTCATGGCTCAATTCCCCTCTCCCGTCGCCTTCGAGATCGCGGCGTCCAACTGCGCCCACGTAGCCAGATTCCATCCAGTATCATTTGGATTTACATCCGCGTGCCACCAGATGCCGTCCTCATCCACGCTGACAGTTCCCCAGTTGTTTTGGTCCCGTAGGGTTTCGCATAAGTCCCCGTCTTCCGCAAAACGCGCAATGGCTGCCGCGTATGGCGATGGTCCCGGCGTGTGCTTTGCTTCTGTCATTTGTCAGTCCTCCTTCTGTCAGGGCATCATTGCCCCGTACACAAGCAATGTCGGCAATCACAAAGGAAATGTCAAGGGAATTATTTATTTTCCCCGTAAGTTGTTGAGAGCTATGCTTGTACCGACAAATCGGGCAACTGCCAGAACCATTGCGCACCACGCTTGACCGAAACAATCCCCGCCCCTCGCTTTCCGGCCATTAGCGCCAACT